TATATATTTGCGTGTCTATTGAGGGTTTCTCATTCCCTTGTTAGTGTGTTTTCATAGAGTGGCTTGGTAGTGCGAGCTTCTCAATTAACCCAGAGTTTTTTTCCAATTTCTCTGGGTTTTTTATTTTTAAATAAATTTCATTATTTGTGAAATAGTATTTACCTTTGATTTATGGAAACAACAAAAGAAAAACAACCACCTATTCAAAATCTTGTAACGATTGATGAATATGCAGTTCTTGTTGATAAAACAAAGAGAACGATATATAATTGGATTAACGAAAAGAGATTGCCGACCTACGAGAAATTCGGTGTAACATTATTAAACAGATTTGATAGACCAAAGGATTAAGTCTTTTTTAGGCTTTATACAATTCGTAAATTAAGAAAAAAAAATTAAAATAATGGCAAAAGTACCGTACATACCACTATATATTGGAGATTGGGAACAAGACACAAACTGCATTTCTCCACTTGCAGAATTTGCTTTATTAAAATTGACTTTTAAGCTATTTAAGTCAGAAAAAAGGGGCGTAATTGTGACTAATTTTAACACACTTTCTATACTTTTTAAGTCAAATATGGCTACAACTAAGGAGATATTTAACGAATTATATGATAATAATATACTCAATTTTGAGTTTATTGAAGATGATAAAATACGCATAATTAGCCGTAGAATGGTACGTGAGGGCAATTTGTCTGAAATTAGGTCTAACTGCGGTAAGGAGGGTGGTCGTGGAAATAAAGCAAATGAAAAGCAAAAAGAAAGCAAAAAGAAAGCAAAAGTTAAGCAAATCCCTGAATATGATAATGATAATAATATACTATTAGTAGTTAAATATTTAAACGAAAAAACTTTAAAAAACTTTTCTGAAAAATCTGTTATTTCAAAAAAGAATATTTTGGCAAGATTTAAAGATGGATTTCAGATTTCTGATTTTAAGTCTGTGATTGATACCAAAGTTCAACAATGGGCTGACGACCCAAAGATGTGTATTTACCTAAACCCTGAAACATTGTTTGGTAACAAGTTTGAAAAATACTTGAATGAAGCTCCAAAGAAAAATTTATTAACCGAACAAGTCAAACCAATGACCGATGAAGAATACGAAGAATACATGAGGCCTAAAGCAAAGTTAAACTAAATGGATTTTATATCTCTATCAAAAATCGAAGGCTTACAATTTATGCCAGTATTGGAAAATAAAAAACCGATACACGAAAAATGGGAGCAAACCAAGAGGGACTACGATTATACCAATGCGAAAGCCATAGGTCTTGTGTGTGGCTCTATATCAGGTAATGTCGAGGCAATAGACCTTGATTTAAAATATGATATTACAGGCAATCTTTTTAAAGATTACAAAAATGCAATTAATTCTATTGATAAAACTTTACTTTCGAAACTTGTAGTTCAAAAAACAGTCAGTAATGGTTATCATTTTATTTACCGATGCGAATTTATTGAAGGAAATAAAAAACTTGCTCAGAGGTATGCTACAATAGAAGAATCAAACAAGGGCGAAAAAGTTAAAGTTCTGTTAGAAACAAGAGGTGAGAAAGGATATATCGCAGTAGCCCCTACCTATGGTTATGAATTGGTTCATGGAACTTTTGATAATATTCAAACAATAACAGTTGAGCAAAGGAATATTTTAATTAATGTCGCCTATTCTTTCAACGAGGTTATTAAAGAATATGTGCCTAATCAGCGTGTAGAAAAAAAACAAATTAAGGGTTTAACTCCGCTTGAAGATTATAATAATCGTGGCGATGTAGTTGGGCTATTAGTTGAACATGGGTGGAAGGAAGTAGGCAGAAAAGGAAGAAAGATTTTGATGCAAAGACCCGGAGATACCAAAGCTGACCATAGTGGAAATTACGATGAAGAAAAGAATTGGTTTAGTGTTTTTAGTACCTCAACAGAATTTGAATCTCAAAAAGCATATCAACCATACGCGGTTTTTGCAGTATTGGAATGTAAAGGAGATTTTAAAGAATTGCCAAAGAAGCTTTACGATTTAGGATTTGGCGATAGGTTTGAAAAAATAACAAGCCACAATAACGAAATACCAAGTGTGATTGATACCACAGATGATGACTATTCATTCCTTGCTACACAAGATGACTACGATGAATACCTACAAAAATGGAGAACAGGTACGTTTGAAATGGGTAAAAGCACAGGAATACCCGACCTTGACAAATATTACCTATTCAAAGAGGGAGATTTGGTAATTATAAACGGATTAGATAATGTGGGCAAGTCGAGTATTATTTGGTATTTAGCTACTCTATCAAATGTTTTACACGATTGGAAATGGTTAATATTTAGTTCTGAAAATAAATTAGGGTCGGTAGTTCGTAAGTTAATCGAGTTTTACTGGTCGGAATCAATACAATCAATGTCTGATGAAAAATACAAATTAGGTAAAAGGTGGGTTACTGAAAACTTTGATATTATCAAATGCTCTGAAAGTCTATTTAACTACAAGGATATTTTAAACATGACTACAAAGGCTTTAAAGAAGAAAAAATACAAAGGATTAATGATTGACCCATACAATTCACTAAAGTTAGATATGCCAAGTGGTTCAAAACAAGCGACCTACGATTACCATTACGAAGCAGCGAGTTACATTCAACTTTATTGTAAGAATAATAACATTTCGGTATATTTAAATTGCCATGTAGGTACTCCTGCGGCAAGAAATAAAGACAATAGTGGTTATACAAAAGCACCACAAAAAGAAGATACTGAAATGGGGGTAATGTTTGCTAATAAAGCAGACCAATTCATAACAGTTCATCGAATTACACAACATCCTACCGAATGGATGTTTACTGAAATCCATATAAGAAAAGTTAAAGAAACAGAAACAGGTGGCAGGGTAACTCCTTATGCAAGCCCAATAAGTTTAAAGATGATACAAGGCGGGTGCGGGTTTGAATATTGCACAACAAGGACATTTACAGAAAATGGATTAAATCCGATATTAAATTTCCACAACAAAGTTAAACCAATATCTGAAGCAGCAATAAAACCAAATTATAGTTTTGACCAAAGCATTAAAGAGCAAGATGAAGAATATGAATTTTGAATTACTTCCCGACAAAGCTTTATTAGCTTGCTGGAACATACTTGACAAAATAGAAGTAGGCCAAAAGATATTAATTTCACAATACGCGCCGAATAAACCTGATTTGTTTATTGAGTGTGCTAAAAAATATGCAGATTGTTACGGTACTATTTTATTCTCAGACGATTACAAGCAGATTAAAAAAGTATTAAATTTTGTTGAGGTTAAAAATAAATTTGCATAATTACAAAACATTAGTGTAATTTTATACTTAAAATGAGCGCAAATATTTTTTAATGGCAACAGTAAAACAGCAAGCTAAATTAATTATTGAACATCCATTCTTTAAACAATCATTAGAAAATGCGCAAAATGGCGATTTTAGTGGTTTTGAAAGAATATTGATGGAGTCAATGTTACACACGTGGGAGCGTTGTTCTTTAGATGCTTCAAGAATATACGGACAATTCAGAAGAGCAAACAGTTGCGATATAAAAAAGGAGATAAGAGATATGCCACCTCCGACAACATTAGATTTAAGACTACCCTTTGTTAAAAGAGAGATACAAGTAACTAAAGTAAAAATAAAGATAACAATCCACGAAATTAATAACCAATTATTAATATTTTAATCAAACCGTATGGTGTCCTAAGAGATTTAGGGACTCGGGTTCATAACTACCCTGTGTGAAACAAAGGAATGATTAAATAAAAAAACCGTAACAATTAGCTACGGTTTTATTCTTTTACAAGAAACAATAATTACGCATTAATGTCTGTTGTTAAAGTCCCAACTGTTTGACTCACCCAATAAGCACCAGTCAATACGTTATTACCATTGTAGTAATTTACGGTAATGATTGATTGCGTTCCCGGTTGAGAAGCTTGTTGTTCTGCATCAGCAGATTCCACTTGTTGGATGTATTTTGTTCCTACAAGTAGAACAGGACAAGGATTTGCCAGACCTGAGAACGATGTTCCGTCTGGGGTTTGAAGTACGTTTACACTTACAGCTACTGCCATGATATTTTAAATTTAAAGGGTTTATAAACTAAAGTAAAGATATAGTAAAAAATAATATTTTTTTTATTTGGTAATATCATTATAAATAATCAAATTTGTTTATCGCAAACATTGATAGGTAGTAAAAACAAGAGAGAACCTTATTTAAAAAATACCCAACGGCAGGTGCAATTCCCATTTATTGCTATATGTTTGCGCATTACTTGTCGTTGGGCTATTTGAATTATGGCAACAAAAA